CCCCACACAATGTTATTCTCACGCATAAAGTCTACGAGATAAATCATGTAACGTAATAAGTTGTGCATATCACGTTCTTTGAAAGCATCTAATTCTTCCCATATGCGATCTTGTACGTGTTGCGGACAAGGTGTTTTTGCTTTGCCTAGGACATATTCATATACATTAATGTCTTTGTATTCATCAGGCATAAACCATTCACTTTGACATACACCGTCAAAAGTCTTTTGATCTACGTCTAATGGAATATACTTTTGCAATGGATCCATGCCTTGCTCTTTCATAGCGGCATTGAACTTGTTTACATCGTCGTTCGCATCGCATAGTACCACATGAACTTTATCCGCATGACCTGAGTAGATCATATCGATCAAATCGCGATTAGAAAATCGTGGAATACCTAGTTCGTCTGTTTTCATAAGCATAAAAGTATTTTATGATACTTTGATGAGATTGTCAAGCCCTGATTCGCCGTTTTCTTGCTGTTCTTGTGCAAGTTTCTGACGTTGTCTACGTGCTTCTAGTTCTAGTTTATAATCATCTAACAACAAAGAAATTTGATGTTGTACTTGTAGATTTTGCGTTTGAAAATACTTACGATTAAGTTGCATTACTTTTTCTTCTAACTCGGAGTCAGATAAAGATTGTGTATTTTCGAACAAAGGGTGCATTAGTCAAAATTTCCTACATATTTTGCGTAATAAGTAGTTGAACCTTGATAAGTCCAAAGTTCGATAATGTAAACCTTGTTCTCAAAAATTTGGCTAATACCGTCTGTGTCGTTGTTCCAAAAATCATGACTTTCGTTATCAAACTTAATAGTTAAACTGTTATCCCAAGTTAAATTTCTTGTGGCGCCTGTTGCTGTAATATGAAGTGTAACTTTTTGATAATACCCTGAGTCAGGTACTGTAGTTGCATCAATTGTTAATTCTGTATTATTTTCTAATACAAGAGTTTGATAGCTTCCTATATCTTCTCCGCCAAACTCAATAGTAGCAGTACTAGCTGCTGGTGTTATCTCAGATCTTACTTCTTTTGGAGTTTGAAGTGTAGGATTAATAAGACGTGCTGTACCACCATTACTTAATGCTAAAAATTCTGTACTTGCTTCATTTCTTACACTATATGTTTCTAAGTCCTCTAATCTAGCTTTACTAGCAGCAAAATTATCACTTATTACAGTAAAGTTATCTCGAAAGCCTTGTGAGTCGTTATCTTGACCTGGTACAGGAAACTCTGTATCTAAGTCTGTTGTGCTAATTGGATTGTCTGCTGGTACGTCTGACATATTATTCTTCTCCTAGTGCAGTATTTATCTCGTTAAATGTTAAAGTCATAATTTGCGAATAGTATATACTGCTCATTACTATTACCTTTAGTACTATCAATTATGTATCTATCTACAGTGAAATTGATTTTACTAAAGTCAAAGTCACTATTTTTAATATTTAATAGAATTTCGTTTGATGTTCCTGGCTTACAATAAGTAAGCACCACAGCAGGAGTATATCCTAGTGCTTCGATATTATTTTCTTGCGGAGTTCGCATCCATAATGGTAAAAATTTACCGTCAGTAACACCTATATCTTGTATTCTATCTCTCATATTAGTTATATTACTAATATATTTTTTAGTCTGCTTATCTTCATCAATACTTATAGCATCACTATCGATCTTAATTGTATTTGTGATAGGTCTAAATTTATAGGGTTCCCCCTCCCCTATCGATGAAGTATTATCCTTGTCTTCGTATTGTATATTATTTATTAGTCTATCATTTTTAGTTTTTACATTTATAGATTGTTTAGTTTTTCCATTTTCGGGTTCTAATGGATCAATTATATCAACATAAACTACTTCGTATACAGGATTTTTTGTGCCTTCATCGTAAGCTACTGCTGTTCTAACTTCACCAAATTGAAATTGTTTCTTTTTATGATTTTTTGCAGCAGCCGCAACAAAATTTTTCATCTCAACATTTTCAATCCCGGCATAAATCAACATCGTTGGTTCTTTTTGTAAACCAAATTCCGGATCATTCGGACGATAAATGTATGCAGGGTCAAATATTACAGGATCGCTTATAAAACTATTGTAAAGAAATCTTTCATTTCTTTTTAAGAATGGTTTAACAATCAAATTACTAAATGTTAAATCATTAGGATCGCTAACTGTAATAGTAAAGGATTTTGTAGTTGCACTATATCCAAATTGATCTTCAGCCTGCGCTGTAAATGTATAACTTTTATCTATAGTTGTTACATTTCCGTCTAATATTAAATTGTTATTATCAAGCACAGTTAAACCTGAAACTGCAAATCCTGCATATTCTTCCCACTTAGCACTGTCAGTAATGAAATCTGCAGAGGCAGTGTGTGCAATTAAACATTTATACTTTGTTGTTCCTACTTTAACAATATCATTAGCAACATAGTCCCTACCAGTTTTCCAAAAACTTCTATAATAGTTTTCGCCAAACTGTTGTACCTTGCCAAATATTTCTCCGTCTAGAGCTAGATCTAATCCTGGAGGTAATCTTCCTTGTGTTTTATAATATCGTACTACAGCACTTGGTACACTTGTAGTTGCATTTATATTAAATGTGCTAACTAAGTTTGCATTGATTGATCCAAGTTGTGCAGGTGAATTCCAAGTAATTCTTGAATCAACTTCACCTAACAGTTTGACTGTAAATGTTTTATCTTTAGATGCTGAGTTAGTATCTTCTTTAGCACTGTCAACAACAGTTTTAGTAAACGTTACATCGGCTTTTAGATAAGCATCTAAAGGTTTAGAAAGCGTAATTACATCGTATGCTTGATTAGCATTGTTAATATCTGTTATTTCAAATATTGTTCCTTTGATATTAAATGTTTCGTTTTTTAGTTGTTTTAAATCTGGATTCTTTTTAATACGTAAAATATATGTGTTAAGTTGTTTTGCAGTGCCAACACCACTTGCAGGACCCGCTGCAACAAAATTTGTACCTATATTGTTATCCGCTGCACCTACTTCTGTAAAGTCTGTATTTTCTGTTGTTAATATTTGATATTGACGATTGGCAATTAGTTTCTTAGCAGGAGTTCTATCCTGAGGAAATGTTTCCTCGTATGTTGTAAAACTTAATTGTTTAGAATTATTAGGAATATCAGTATAGCGTGTTGCTCTTACTGTAAATTTATATTCTTTAGTTACACTTGGTTGATAAGGTACAATTCCTGCAATCTCACCACTGCCTGTGTCTAATTCTGTTCCTGGAGGAATAACGCTAGGTGAACCGTCGTCGTTAAAATCTTGTAGACTATAATTTACAAAACCTACAAGAGAGCTAGAATCGATAACGTCCAAATAAAGTGTAAGGAAGTTATTAGCTCTACGATAACCTAGATCTGCTGGAGTCAACCAAACAGGTGTTCTAACATGCGAAGCATCTGCACCAAATAGTGTATTGCCTGCCTGCATGAGTGTATTATCTGCACGAAGGAAATCATCACCTACAACAAATATTCTAAATAAACGCTTTTCAATTGTATCGCCGTCACTTACACTAACACGGAACTGATAGTTTCTGTTTAGTTTTTTAGGTGACTTAGTAGCAATACTTTTATCATAAAATTCTGTATCGTAATAAAAACTATCATAACCGTTAGCACTTCTTACACCAAAATCAAACGGAAATGTTCCAAATGGATTGCTATCATAATAACCGCTATTTGCTAGTACATCGATAGCAAGAACTGGGTCTACTACACCTACTATTCTACCATCCGTTGTTAGTTCAATACCTGGTGGAAGTTCGCCGTCGCCACTAGCAATAAAATATTCTAAAGTTTGTCCTGCTTCTATATCACTATCATTGGCTATTAGTTGAAAATTTATTGGACTGTTGTCTAATATATAGAAAGTATCATTATTACCTACTGGTAGTAATCCTGCACTAGTTTCCCATATAGGATTATCTGCTCCGGAAACATTTATTCTAAAAGTTCTATCATCTATACTTCCATCCTTAGATGCTCGTATAACAAATTTAAATTCTGTTTCTCGAGCTACCTCTAACGGTGTTCCTTGTATAGTTTGTTCTTTAAGTTGAAGTCCTGGAGGCAAGCTGCCGCTTATAACTTCAAGTGTTGCATTAGCATCAACGTCTAAAGTTATAGGTAGTAAATCTGCTGATCTAGATTCACCTTGTTTTGCTTCTCGAAGTGTTTTACCCTCTTCAATACTGCGCAATAATACATTATTTTTTGCTGTCCACAATGCCATACAAGAATTCCTTTATATAGCAATATTTATCGAATATTTAAATGTTAATATTGCCAAAATCAAGACTTACGTTTACATTGTTACCAGTTATTCTAGATCCGAAGTCAACTGCTGTAGTTGCCCACATAAAGTCCCATAAGTTAGTTACAGAAGTAGGTGAAATACCACCAAAATCCCAGTTATTTGGATCTCTGTGATAGTTTAGGTCTCTTATGTCAATACCGTGTACTAATCCTGTTAAGTTACCGTTGAAGTTTGCTGTAACAGTTGTAGCATTAATTAAACCAACGTTACCTAAGTTGAATCCGTCGGCATTTAAACCAGCACTTAGTCTAGGAGCAGGATCATCTTGTAAACTAGTTAATGCACTAGAATCAATTCTAATATTGTTACCATCTCTAGTGGTAGTAATTGATGTTCCGCCTTGGATAGTAAATGTGGTGTTTTCAGTTACAGTTAAACTTCCTGTATCACCAGCAACAACAAACTGTGTTACACCTGCATCAACATCAATAGTTAATTCATTTGCATCTGATGTTAGTGTAACATTGTTACCGCCTACTAAGGATTTAAATTGTAGTTCAGCATCACTTTTACTAGCATATAAACCTTCGCCAGTACCAAGATTTAGGACAGTAGTTGCTTCTGGTGTTCTAGCATCTAGTTCTGCAAAGTTAAAAACAACTTTGTCAAATGCTTCTCTTAAGTCGTCACCAGTACCGTCATTTGCTACTGATCCAAGGTTAATAGTTCTTAATGCCATGTTCGTCTCCGCTTTACTATATTTATTATAAACGTCCTACAACAACTTCGACTATACCTTTGCCATCGTCGTCTTTAGTACCAACTGCTTTACCAATAACAGTACCTAGTTTAGGATCGTTATCAACTATAGCATATCCTGGAACAGCACTTGTTACAAGCATATCACCTTTTTCTACTCTACCAATAACCTTACATGGCACACGACCTGTTAATGCTAGTGGAAGCACAGTATCACCTTCTAGTTGATTGTTCATTAAGTACGCTGGATCTGTTGATACAACACCTGCAACCTTGCGATCACCTTTTGTTGTACAAGCAGTAATTTCTTCGTCTCCTCCAAATACTACAACAGTTCCGGGTTCATATGCTTCGTCACCTACATATTTCTCCGCCAAGTCAGCGTAATTTGCACTAGAAGCAGTACCAGCAAAGTTAGGACATGTTAGTGTATTAGTGCTTGCGTTATATGTATAGTTAGCAGTATCACTGTATACTGCTTCACTGTTACCTGCAGAATCTACAAATATGGGGAAGAATGTAGCATTTGTGTTAGTATTTGTAACTTTTATAGCATCTGATGTACCAGCAGTTACTGAACCTAAGTCTGCACTAATTTCACCGCCTGCGCTAATACTAATACCTGTACCTGAACTAAATGCACCTATTGC